ACATTCTCACTTGTCTTAAAAAGACATTTTCAAGGAGTTGGTTTCTATACAGGAGATCAGTTTGATAACAGAACAGACAATATAGACACTTGGACAGATTTTGATGGTTCGATTGCTAATGATGTAAACGCAAAAATGGCCGTGCGAACTACAACCGATAATCCTTCTAGTTCTCCCACTTATACATCATTTAATGATTTTGCTAATGGAACATTTAAAGGCAGGGGATTTCAGTTCAGAATTACTATAGACACAGCAGACACAGCACAAAATATGAATTTACAACAAGCAGGATATACAGCTACTATGCCTTCAAGAACTGAACAATCATCTGTCATAGCATCTGGAGCAGGAGCAAAAGCAGTTACATTTACAGCACCATTTTTTGTTGGAACGTCTGGGCTAGGTAATCTAAATAGTTTCTTACCTTCTGTTAATATTTCTCCACAAAATATGGCATCAGGAGATTACTTTGAGCTTAGTAGTATATCTGGAACTGGTTTTACAGTTCACTTCAAGAACTCAAGTAATGCTAGTATTGATAGGAACTTTACCTACAGTGCTGTTGGTTTTGGTAAAGGAGGTTAACATGAAGAAAAATAGTTACTAACTATGTCTGACGTTACAAACTATACAATCGAAAATGCTTCAGGAGCGAATGTAAGAACAGATTTAAATGCTGTTTTTGCTGCGATCCAATCAAGTAATTCAAAGTCATCTGACTTAGTTTCAAGTCAGTGCGTAGCTGGTATGCCATTTTTAAATACCACTACAAATATTTTAAAAATAAGAAACTCAAGTAATGGTGCTTTTACAGAGATAGGCAATATAGATCAAGCTAATTTAGGTTTATTATCTAAGGCTGGCGGTACTATGACAGGTCAGCTTTTAATTGATGATTCTAGTAGTGCATCTACTCCAGCATTAAGTTTTGATACGGATACAGATTTAGGTTTATTTAGAAAATCTGCAAACGTAATGGGATTTTCTTCTAGTGGTACAGAGCAAATGATATTTGATGCTAACGGATTAACGCTCCAAGCACAAAATGATCTTAGGTTTGCTGATGCTGATAGTAGTCATTATGTAGGCTTTCAAGCACCAGCAACAGTTTCTTCCAGCCTTACTTGGACATTGCCTTCTGCTGATGCTGCTGTTTCTGGCTATGCTCTTGTGTCTGATGCTTCTGGAACGCTAAGTTGGGCTGCTGCTGGTGCAGGTGCTCAAGGTGCTGGAAGTGACAATATTTTTTGGGAAAACGACCAAACAGTAACTCAGAGTTATACTATTACTAATGGACAAAACGCTGGCAGCTTTGGTCCAATT